AGGATGTACTCTCTACCCAACAATTATCGTTGGGCGGAAGGGAGCGTCAAGCAATTGTCGGAGTTCAGACCAGTTCCTAAACCTCCAAAGCGCGAAAAAAAAGCACCCAAGCGGATTCGTCCGAAATCGAAAAAATTAGTCAAGAAGGACGAGGTATGGGGCGATGTTAGACAAATCGTTTTGGCAAGAGACAAATACCAGTGTGTCGCCAAAATCAGTCAGTATTGTACGAAGAACGGTGAGCATATCCACCACCTACTCAGGAGGTCGGCAGGAGGTTCGCACGAACCTAAAAATCTCATTTCGTTATGTTCCGCTTGTCACGGATGGGTTCATAATCACCCCGCCGAGTCGCGAGCGCGAGGATGGCTCGCTTCCCGTTACGGTGTAGATGATGGAGAAAATGGTTAGTTGGAGCGTTGAATATCGGGAACGCGCATGGACAACAAACGCAGAACGAGCAGGTAACAAATGGGAACGAGCAAAACTTACAAAAAAATGGCGCACAGATTTTGCAACACTAGGTAAGTTTCACAAAGCACCGAAATATCAATGGGTTGAGATTTATGTAGATTTAACTCTCAAAGGCCCATTACAAGATACAGGTTCATGCTTCCCCGCAGTCAAAGCAGCAGTTGACGGATTAGTTGATATCGGTGTTATCCCTGACGACTCCCCACAATTCGTTCATCAGTTATCATTCTCAGCCCCGACGCGTAGCAAAGAAAACATGATTCGCTTGACCCTAGTAGGTCCATTAAGGTAGGTTTGGAAACCTAACCCCCGTTTAATAAGGAGATGAGATGGCAAGAGAGCACCGAAAGAAGCCTCCGCTATCCCCTGAACAGGTTGCCGATAACGAAAAGTTACTCCAACAAATCAATGAATCGACCAAAGCGATTAGGTTTAGTCAAGAATCAATTTTAACTAACTCTAAAATCAGAACCGAAAAGGTTTTAGAAGCCCGCAAAAATGGGGTTTCATATCGTGCGCTCGCAGATGCAATGGGAGCATCAGAACAAACCGTGTACAAAATCGTAAAGCCATATTTAGATAAGGGAGCAAAAAATGATTTGTAAATCATGTGTAGAAGGTGGAAGTGCTAACAAGATAGGTCTTGTAAGTATTGCTATCGCAAAGCACAATGAATGTGAGTTCAAAGATTGTTGTTGCCAGCATAAAACAAAAACAGTTGTTAGCGAACGAGAACATCACTCCTCCGAATGAAATCAATAGTTTCAGGAGCGCAATATGTTCCAATCTCACAGTTGCGCGAGTTTCCGAATAATCCGCGTCGAGGTGATGTTGAGTTGTTGATGGAATCGCTTGGTTATCATGGACAGTATCGCCCCATCGTTGCTAATCGCCGCACAAGTGAAGTTTTAGCAGGTTGGCACACACTCAAAGCCGCTAGAAAACTTGGATGGGACATGATTGCGGTTACATGGGTAGATGTTGACCCAATCACAGCGAAAAGAATTGTTCTTGCGGATAACCGACTCAGCGACCTTGCTAACTATGACGACACCGCACTTCTCGATTTATTGATGTTGTTAGAAGACTTAGAAGGCACGGGATTCAACAAAGATGATTTGCGCAAGTTAGAACAAATCGTCACAGGTGAATTAGAAAACGAAGTTAATCCTACAAACGAGCCAATAGAAGAACAAAATGATTTCAATATCAAGGTTCAAGTTGGTAAGTATAAATGGGAAGTTGAGTACGACCCATTCTTTATGTGGAAAACAGATATGCAAGCGCAGTTTGGCGAAAGTAAAGAACGCTTAGCCGTTGAATGTCGCGAAATGCTTGGATTCCCACCGCCCGAAATTAAAGAAAAACGCAAGGGCAGTAATGTTCGCGCAGACGCAGTAATCAATATCGAAAAAGTACCTCTTATCGCACTCAAACCTCTTGCGGGAAATGCTCGACAAGGTGATATTGGCGCAATCACCGAAAGTCTTGCTTCGTTCGGTCAATACCGCCCAGTTGTTGCTCGTCGCGATGGAACAGTTTTAGTTGGTAATCACACAGTTCAAGCCGCTAAAATGTTAAATTGGGAAACCGTCTCGGTTGTATGGCTAGATGTTGATGACGCAGAAGCAATTCGTATCGCCATCATGGACAACAGAACAAGTGACATGGCGACATACGATGCAGATTCTTTGAAAACACTTCTCAAAGAAGTTAGCGATTACACAGGTACAGGTTTTAGTCCCGAAGATGTTTCCGATATTTACGCAGGTGGCTCAACGAAACCAGGAGCGCGTATGGGAACGATGCAGTCCATAGCAATAGGCGATATTCGATTCCGTGTAACTAAGTCGCATTGGGACGAATGGCATAAACAATTACCGCAAGGTGCGGTTGAAAAAGAACTCATAAATAGACTCCAACTCCCACTCGGGGCTTGTTGGAAAGGACTGGAAAAGGTGAGCGTAGATGGCTGAAAAACCCGATATTGACCCAATGAAGGTGGTAGTCGTCCCTCTAGGTGCGCTCCATCTTGACCCACAAAATGCTCGTAAAGGAAATGTTCAGGCAATCGCCGAAAGTCTCAAGGAGTTCGGTCAACACCGAGCGATTATCGCTCAAAAAACAACAGGCAGAATCATTTCGGGCAACCATACATTCTTAGCAGCGCAAACTTTAGGATGGTCCCATGTTAATGTGTTTTGGGTAGATGATGACGACGAAAAAGCACTCCGTCGCGGTCTTGCGGATAATGCCGTGGGCGACCAAGCAAAATGGGACGACGACGCACTTCGCAAGTTACTCGAAGAAACAGGTACGGATGTTCCTGGACTTGACCAAGCGCAGGTTGCAAAACTATTCAAAGATATTGAAGAAGTAGTTCCTAAAGAAGCCGTGTATCCGCTCCTCGCAAAGCCAGGTGAGTATTACGACTATGTAATGTTCTTTACCGAGTCCGAATTGGATTCACTCTTTATTCGTACTTTGTTCGATGGCAAATGGGTTTGTTGGAAAGCCGAAAAGCGTCCCGCTTCTTGGTCTCATATGCTTCCTGTATCCGAACTCCGCAAGGTGTTTGAAAAGCATGGAATTGTTCCTGAGGTGACACAAGATGACAACCACGCGTAAGCGCAAAAAGGGCGAAGTCCCTATCGTTATTCCATCAATGGGGCGACCTGACTTGTTAAATACACACAAGGTAATGTTGCCCGAGCGTTTGGATATTTGCGTCCCCGATTCTGAGGTCGAAAAATATCAAAAGGCTCACCCCGATTTATTTATCGTTGGTCATCCTGATAGCGTGAAGGGTATTTCTGCCAAGCGTCAATGGATTTACGAAACCTACGGCGATGTTGTAATGATTGACGACGATATTGGAAAGTTCGCTTGTTTGGAATATGCAGTTGGTGAAAAGTCAAGATTCCTCGACCCGACCGCCGCCACAAGTTTGTGTGACCGATTAACCGAAGAAGCCAAGCAATTCGGGGTTTACCTCTTTGGTGTATCAGCGAGCGCAGTTCCGCATTACTATGTATCAGGTTTGCCATACCGCACTTGGGGATGGGTCAACGGAGGCTTCACAGGGCTAATTGCGGGGTCTAAGTTGGCTTACAACACTGAAATCGCGTCTAGTGAGGACTACTGGATAAGCGCGTTAAATGCTTATCACCATCGCAAGTGTTTGATTGATACCCGATACGCCCTAGTAGATGTATTCGGAAATGGCACAATGAAAACAAAGGGCGGAATGTCCTTCACTCGCAATCTTGAAAGAGAGAGTCGAGACATAGAGATTCTCCAGCGATTCTTTGGAGAGGCAATTAAGCGTCGCGGTCGCATGGGCGTAGCGCACCAAATACATGAACACCAAAAGATGTTGGAGATACCGTGGGCGAAGATGATGTAGATTTCAAAAACTTTTACCGCAACATGATTGGTAACGCCGAAAACTGGTGGTCAGTTAATGGATGGGGTTCAAAGCGTTCTCAATATCGCCGATACACCGCCGCGCAGGAGATGTTAGGTATCAACAGGGGCGACTGTGTTGTGGATATTGGATGCGGTTCAGGCGATTTATCTGAGTTCTTGTGGGAAAAGGGTGTGGATACTTGTTACCACGGTTTTGATGTGATGCAAGAAATGATTACTCTCGCCAAAGATAAGCACGGCGACAAGTTCGAAGTTTGGGACATTTTCGACAAGCCAGTTCCTATGCAGTCAGATTGGGCAATCGCCATCGGTACAGTAGGTGCGCTCGCAACTCGAAACGAAGACGAACGATGGAAAAACTTAGACAAGATGCTTATGAATATCGCCGCGACCGTGGACAAAGGTTTTGTTTTCACCATGCTCACTGATAGAAATCCTCATAAGGATGGAGTTGAAGACCATCATTGGTTCGTTGACCCCGCAGTAGCCGTAGGTCATGTATTGGAGATGATTCCGCCACAAATGCCAGTCTCGATAAGAATGGATTACCATCCACACGAAATCATGTTTGCAGTTAAAAATGAAGGTTTTTAATGACTTATCTCACACAAACACGCTTAACATTCAAGTTATGGTCAGTTATAGTTTGAATCGTTAAAACAATAAACAGGGAGGCAATATATGGCATGGAACGCAGTACCGACCGTTCGCGGTTATGACATGAAGGAGGTCGTTTCCGCTTTACAAAAAGCGATTCGACGCTCCGACGACGAAGCCGCATTATTTTGGGCAGTCGAACTCGACCGCTCGGGTTATGGTCAATATATGTGGCGACGACTTCTTATCATGGTTTCAGAAGATATCGGACTCGCTAACCCCGAACTACCTTCACAAATAAACAGCCTGTTCAACATTTACACCGAACTCAAAGCGTGGAAAAACGCGAACCATCCCGAACGGCTTCAAATCGTCCATGCGGTGCTTTTGATGGCTCGTTCGCCTAAATCTCGTATGGTTGACCATGCTTGCCATGTTGCTTATACGACAAACGACACAATCCCAATGCCCGACGAAGCATTATGTATGCACACTGGTCGCGGTCGTCAACAAGGTCGCGGTCTCGACCATTGGTACAGCGAAGCCGCAACGCTCGTCAACGGTCTCGATTTAGATGACAAGTGGGAAGATAAATCTCGCGAACTCGCCTACACGCCACCAAGTTCCAAGCCCGCCGAACGGACTTTAGGTCGCAAGGAGTTTAGTGACCCCGAAGAAGAAGAATCCTCGGTCTTGCCGTTCTAGTTGTTCCCCGAACTCACTAATTTTTGAGTTGCTTCCCAGCCTTGATAAAAGATTGAGTCGAGTACGCTCAAGTTTGGAGTCCAGTTGTACTTGTGTTGTTTATACGGCGCACAAGTCCAATCTTGGACGACTAATTCAACGCCAGCGTCAGCCCACTCTTGTTTATCCATGTAGTTCATCGAAGGTGCGCCCGTAATCATGCGGGTCGCGCCAATCTCTTTACACAGGTCAAGAATCCAACCGCCCTTATTGCGACTCTTATCCGAGAAGTCAGTATCGTTATAAATATGTGACCAAAGCGCAAGATTTCTATGCGCCCAACGGAATGATGTAGCACTTAAATCGCCAAGAGATGTATCCTTGTTGATAATGTTCGAGACGGACTCGATAGTTTCTTCAAAATATGGAGCGGATTTGTAACGAAATGTTATCTGAGACAAAAGTTTGCTCCTCCAGTCACCTTTGCCTAGAGGCGTATCGCAAAGCGGTTGTAACTCCCTCCCTACTGATAGGGCTAACCACTCCGCAGGTTGGTTTCCCCCAAGATGGATGTGTTTCATGCCCGTTACTTTCTTTGTTCCGTCTGTATCAGGCGAGGTTGCGCTAAACTGTGCCGTTGTGAGAAGAATCACAGCATCGGCTTGAGCCGCCCTTGCATAAATGTTAAGAGTTGAAAACGGAGTAGGTTGAAATATCGTGACAGTTAAACCAGCCATCGTCGAACCTCATATGCCTCAGCGAGAGGAACACCAGCCTGTGCGCCTCGAAGTACCGCTAATGCTCGAATGGCTTCAACGCTTCGTTCAGAAGGATGGGGTCTATCTTGCGATAAGTGCGCTCTCATCGCTTGGCACTTGCGTTCAATATCCTCGTCAGTCAAGGTCACATAAAGAATTGGATGATGTTGCTCAGTCTCCAATGTCCAGTAGTCGCTAGGTTCTTCGTAAACAGCGACAATCGGTGGACGGTAGTTGAATGTTCCGCCATTTGGTCGTAAAGCCGCAATAGCCGCCTCCGCAATCGCCCTATGGTCTTGATGGAAACCTCCAGGTTCAGGCATGATTACCATGTCAGGGGTAAAGCGTTGAATATGTTCTTCAATATCAGTTACAAGTTGCTTCATAGGCTTCATGTCTAAATCGCCATCAGTATCAAAGTAGAGATGTTCGTAATCAATGCGTCCGTCGAAGTCGTCAAGAATAGACAACCCATGAACCGCTTCTAGTTTGCGTACCTCATTTGGCATAGAACCATAGACGACTAAAGCGTCAGACTTTTCTCTTGACAATCGGGATAGCAATCCACCAGTTCCGATAATTTCATCGTCAGGGTGGGGCGCAAGAACCATTACCCGCTTAGGAAGAAAAGAATTGTTGAAAATCATGATTTAATACCCCCAGTTAGGAAAATAAGGGGTACAGTATCAGCATTATGGGTAGAAAAACTAGATTAACGCCTGAGATTCAACAACAGGTAGTAACGGCTATTAGTTCGGGCAATTGGCAAGATGTGGCTTGCGAATACGCAGGAATCCACCCAGCCACTTACTATCGTTGGCTAGAACGAGGACAAGCAGAAATCGAACGCCTCGAAGGTGATGACGATGCAGAGCCGAACGAGGAAGAAACGCCCTATCGCGAGTTTTGCGAGGCAGTACGGAAGGCTCAAGCGGTTTCAGAGGTTCAAGCAGTAGGCTTAATCCGTAAAGCCGCAGTTGACGGGTCATGGCAAGCCGCGGGATGGTACTTAGAACGAAGTCACCCTAAGCGATGGGCTAAGGTTGATAAATTGGAACACACAGGTCGCGAAGGCGCACCTATTCAGATGATGAATGTTTCAGTAGCAGACCTAGAATCCGAAATAAAGATTTTATTGGAGGATAAGCGTGGCACAGGACTTGTTGAACCTGATGTTGACGGCAACGCCTGATGAGCGTCGCTTTGTCTTATCCAAGTTAGACCCTGACCAACGCCTTGCTCTCAAACAAGTATTAAAAGACCATAGAGAAAATCCGTGGGCTAGATATGTCACCGACCCTGTTGCTTTTATCGAACAAGGGTTAGGCGAAACTCTTTGGAGTAAACAGCGCGAGATTCTCTACTCACTGCGGGATAACAAACGAACCGCCGTCCCTGCTTGTCACGCTCCAGGAAAATCATTTATTGCGGCTAGAGCGGTTGCGTGGTGGGTATCAAGCCACCCTGCGGGAACGGCACAAGTAGTAACGACAGCGACAACCTTTAGACAGGTTCGTAACATTTTGTGGAATGAAGTACGCAAGGTAGCGACAAAACATAATTTGCCAGGAGAAGTTCTTTCAGTTGAATGGCAATTAGCGGGCGGAATTGTTGCTTATGGACTTTCATCAGGTGCTAATAACGAGGCTTCAATTCAAGGTATCCATGCTCCCCACCTTTTAGTTGTGGTTGATGAAGCAGGTGGTATTCCAACAACGACTGGTCAGGCACTAGAAGCACTTATGACTGGAGACCACACAAGATTGTTGGCAATCGGCAACCCAAGCACCGAAGCCGATTCAACTTGGTTCGAGCGTATTTGTCACTCGGATTTATACAATGTAATCAAAATTGCGGCTTATGACACTCCAGCATTTACGGG